TTAGACGATGGTATTACATTCCAAGATTTAAGAACCAGCGCAGGCGGTACAGCAAGCCTAATCAACTTTGCTGACTATAGTGATTTTGGTGCCGAGATTCGTGCCATTGGTTCAGCCAACGTCTACGGCGACTATGGTGCATACGGTGATGGCCCAGGTGTTATTGCCTATCTAATATCGCAGAACTTTGCCTATGTTGGCGCAGGCAAGTTAACCAATAATGATCCTAACGATCGCATTACAGCTAATGAAGTTGTAGAGTTAAATGGCGCACACATTTATAGAACCAGCGTTGATAACGAAGGTAACTTTAGAGTTGGTAATAATTTTTATGTAAATCAAAAAACTGGTGAAGTATTATTTGACAGTCAACTATTAACTGTTACCAGTGTAAACGGTGTTACATTCACAGACGGCGCTCATACAACAACAGTGACGTCAACTGATATTACTACAGGCAATATTAGAATACACGACAACAACATTGATTCTATAACAGGCGATGTTAATGTTACTGCGGCTAGCGGTGCTATTAACCTACAAAATAATACCTATGTAACAGGCAACTTAGATGTTACAGGTGACGTTAACATTGGCGGTAACATTACTATTGGTAATGAAATAACTGACACTATTAACTTTGTTGCAGGCATTGACAGTGATTTAATACCATCACAAACTGCAACTTATAACTTGGGTACTAGTGGGCTACGTTGGAAAACAGCATTTTTAAATCGTGTTGAAGTAGATAATCTAGTTATTGATAATAACACTATCAGCACAACCAGTGGCAACGATAACTTAATACTAACAGCTAATGGTTCTGGCACAATCTACATTCCCGACAATAATGTACAGATTGATCAAAGTTTAACAGTTACACACGATTTAACTGTTACTACTGGAACTACATACTTAAAGAATACCACAGTAGTTGGTAATATAACTCAAACCGGAGATATTAACCAAACTGGAAACTTTGTTACTAGCGGTAATACACAAGTTACCGGAAACATTACAGGCACTGGTTATGTACAGTTACCGCAGATTCGCATTGAAGGCAATGTTATATCAACTACTGTAACTGATACTGATCTACAGCTTCAAGCCAACGGCACTGGAAATGTAGTAGTTGAAGGCATCAAAGTCAGTGACAATAATATTCAAAGTACGGTAACAAACTCTAATATTACTCTAGTTCCACAAGGCACAGGCGGTGTTATAGTTAACAGCAATCAAAGTGTACAAATACCTGTAGGTACAGATCTACAACGTCCTGCTAGCCCAACTAACGGTATGATTCGTTATAATACTGATCGTAATCGTTACGAAGGATATAATAACGGATATTGGTTACAGTTAAGCGGAGTTATATCAGAAGACGGCCTAACTAGAGTACTAGCAGAAGCTACGCCAGGCGCCAATGACAATGTCATTTACTCGTATGTTAACAACACATTGATGTCTTACATTGATAGTACAAAGTTGTGGGCAGACAGATTTGAAACAAACAATCTAGCAGTATACGATAATACCATAACTACAGTTACTGGTAGCACTGATATTAACATTGTTACAACTGGCACTGCTGGCGTTAGAATAGGTAACCTAAAAATTTATAACAATACTATAACTAATATTGTTAATAATGCAGTGACTGAGTTTGGAGAAACAGGATCTGGTTATGTAAAGATTACAGGATCAAACGGAGTTGTTATTCCGTTTGGCGACACATACAATGACCGCCCATCAACACCAGAAACTGGCATGATGCGATATAATACTGACGGGCAGTTGGTGGAAATCTTTAACGGTGTAACCTGGACCAGTGTTGCTGGAACCAGTGGTGGTGTTACTAGCACTGAAGCCCAAGAGATTGGTATTGTATCTGCATTTATATTTGGATAATAATTATGGCAACGTTTTTTAGAACAAAGATCGCACAAAATATAGGAACTGCTGGCACAACTGTATTAGATACAGTTACTAGTAGATTCACAGTCATTGGCTGTAACTTGGCCAACACAACAGATTATGATGTAAACATTGACATTATATTTCACAACAATACCACCATGGATGAAGGTTACTACATTAAAAAACTAGTAATACCGCCATACAACAGTGCTAAACTAGTAACCAACGGCGAAAAAATTATTCTCGCCGAAAATCACACTATGGTCATTGTTAGCGATACTGATGATAGTGTAGATGCAATCATTAGCTATGCTGAGATTGTATAAAGGAGATTCAAATGAGTAACTATTATTTTGGAAGAGAAGGGTCAGATGTAATCGGCGGTCAACCTAAGTATTTTTTAGCATTACGTAGAACTGACGAAGGCGAGTTATATTTTGCTAGAATAAATCAACTTAGTCGAGATGACTCTATACAGATTAACAACGAAGGAACAGTAGACGGCAACTACACTGAGTTTGAAGTTGGCGCTGACTTTTTTGAAGGGCGAGATGTATATCATAACTTGGTATTTGAAAACTTAAACTACGAGCAATACCGTTGGGACGACAGAAGTTTATACTATTACATCAATGATGATGGGCAGTTAGTGGTTCGTATTGATACAAGTTACCAGTACCCTACTGGTATATAAATAACAAGAATTCATATTTTTGAGGTAAAAAATGGCTGATTTTAGAATAGACAGGATTAGATTTACATGGAAAGGTGATTGGACACCGCTGACTGCTTACGTCAAAGACGACATAGTTCGCTATGGCGGTAAATCGTATGTCTGTTTAGTAGGCCATGATTCCACAGATAGCTTTTATGCTGCCTTAGAAAATATTAATACAGCAACAGAACCAGATATTCCAGCACCTGCGTGGGGGTTATGGTTTGATGGTTATGAATGGAAAGGTCAATGGACTAATGGCACTTACTATAATGTAGGTGATATTGTTGAATATGGTAGTATTGTTTATTTGTGTAATGCAGAACATACTAGTAAATCAGCAACCGCAGTTTTAAGTGTTACTGGAGCAAGCGGCACTGGAAGTTTGGCAACAATAACATTTGCACCTCAAGCTATTAAACCTTATACAATAGGATCAACTATTACTGTAGCAGGTATGCTGCCAACCGGTTATAACGGTTCTCAAACAGTAACAGCATGTACAACTTCATCTGTAACCTTTGCAAATTCTACAACAGGATTTAACATAGGTGGAACTGTATCCGGAGTTAGCCAAATAGGTTTAGAAGGAGATCAAGCTAAATGGACTGCTTATGCTAAAACTGACAAATGGATGTCAGTTTGGACAACCAGCACTAGATATAAACTTAACGACATTGTAAAATACAACGGTATTATATATCGCTGTACAGTACCGCATACTAGTATTAATACACAAGCACTGGGACTTGAAAATAATCAAGGCAACTGGGAAGTAGTTGAATCGGCTGACAAGTGGAGAACTGATTGGACTGCCACTACTCGATATAGAGCTAACGATCTAGTCAAGTGGGGCGGCCGAGTATATCGTTGCCTAACAGGCCACACTTCGGCAACTTACGTTAGTCCAACTTGGTTTGGTCTAGAACTGGACAGCATCAACTGGGAAGTGGTCACTAATGGTATTGAATATAAATCTACATGGACCTACCCTACTAGGTATAAACTTAACGACATTGTAAAGTATGGTGCAGATGTTTGGATTTGTACTGAAGCGCACGTATCTAGTGCATCGTTTGATACATTAAAATGGTCTGTATATATTCCTGGATTAGAATATCTTTCAGGCTGGTCTTCTACAACCAAATATATTCCCGGTGATATTGTTATCTATGGTGGTTACAGCTATTGCAGTAGCACACATAACTTAAACTCAGTACCATCAAACTCTCCGGCAAACTGGTCACTATTAAGTACAGGATACAATAGACGAGATGATTGGAGTCTAGCGGCAACCTACAGAGTAGGTGATGTTGTTAGACGTAACGGCCAACTATATGTGGCCAATACAGACAGCACTGCGGTTGAAACGACTGACACCAACTACTGGACTTTGGTAGTTCCAGGTGAAATGTGGTTTAATGTTTGGGCAACCGGTACAACATATCTCATTGGAGATATTGTTCGAGCAAACGTAACCACTTATCGTTGTTTAACTAAACACGTATCAAGTCCTTTAAACAAACCAACAAACGCCACAGCAGGTGTACTGTGGGAAATATACCTACCCGGTGACCAACTTGAAGTAGTTCAAGAACGCGGCGATATGACCACTTGGGGAGATACTGCACCCCAAGCAGTTAACATTGGTACTGCCGGTAATGTGTTTAAATCAAATGGAACACTGCCCTTATGGGGAGGTTTTGGTGAAGTTGGTAAAGTTTATTATGTTGCCGGTAACGGTGTTGACGGAGCAGGCTACGGCTTAACACTTAATGCACCATTTAAAACTATTCGATACGCATGTAGTGTTGTTACTGGCCCAGCAACTATTTTTATTAAAACAGGTAGCTATTACGAAACACTACCTATAAGTATACCGGCAGATGTTGCTCTTGTAGGCGACGAACTTCGCAGTACCACAGTACTGCCTGCAACTACTATCTTAACAACAGCAACAGCATCAAGTGCCAGCACCAACAAGTTTACAGTAACATCAACTAGCGGTATGGCCGATGGTACTGCCGTTCAGTTTAATGGTACAATGGGTGGTGTTATACTAGGAACAACTTACTATGTTATAGGGTCTAGTATAACAGGCACGCAGTTTAGTATCAGCAACTCGCCTGGTGGAACTGTTAGAAACTTAACGGATGGCACCGGATCAGTGCCTGTATTTGGAGGTGATGCAGTTAAAAACATGTTCTATGTACGCAACGGTACAGGCATTAGAAACATGACATTAAAAGGGTTAACTGGATTTCTTGGAACAGCAAATGCATATTTAACAAAACGCCCAACTGCTGGCGCTTACGTAAGTTTAGATCCAGGCACAGGCCCAAGTGATACTACTGTTTGGATTTCTTCTCGATCTCCGTATGTACAAAACGTAACAACTTTTGGTACGGCGTGTGTGGGATTAAAAATTGACGGCACACTACACAATGGCGGTAACAGATCTGTCGTGGCCAATGACTTTACACAGGTTTTAAGTGATGGCATAGGTGCATGGTGTACTGGCAGTAGCGCATTGACAGAACTTGTGTCTGTGTTCTCATATTACGGACATATTGGTTATCTAGCGGAAGCTGGCGGCAAGATTCGTGCTACTAATGGTAACAGCTCATACGGTACATATGGTACTGTAGCAGAAGGGTATGATGCTACTGAAAGTCCTTTATTGGCAACAGTTAACCATCAAGCATATCAAACTCAAGTGTATTCAGTATTTGCTGGCCAAGCGCAAAACAAAATGCTAGTTCTTGAGTACTCTAACTGCGGACAATCATATAGTTCAGCAACATATTCGTTTAGCGGTGCAGGTACTGGTGCCAGCGCCATAGCAGAAGATTTTAGAGACAATGCCATTTATGAAGTTAGAATGACTGGCACAAACTTACAAGCAGGAGGCTTTGGATACTTAACGTCTGGTAATCAAACTGTTACTGGCGACACAACCAGCATTACATTTGTTTCAAACGATTCTAATACTTCTGCTAACTACACAGGCATGAGAGTAGTACTAAACAGTGGTGTAGGTGTTGGACAATACGGTTATATTCAAGCATACAACGCTACGACTAAAGTAGCAACTATTGCCAAAGAATCTTTTACAGCATTAACAGTTACACAATCTTTCAGCGCAAACAATACATTTGCAGTGGCTAACACTTCAAGTTTATATGTCGGAATGCCTATCAAGTTCACTGGTACTAAGATTGGCGGTGCAAGTGTTACTACTACAGATACATTTTATGTTATAGCGGCCAACTTTAGTTCAAGTAATTTTTCAGTAAGTACAACACCAAGCGGCTCAGCAATAACACTAACTGATCAACTGGCCAGTACTATGAGTCTAGTAGCATTAGGATGGGACCATGTTGTTCCGGGAACAGCTATTGCTAACTTATTAGATACTTCAACAGTATATAGTGTTGAAGCAAGAGTCATATTCCCAGCACCTACTTATACCACATCAACAAAAGTATTGCCAAGTATTTCAAGTTGGGCAACAGCCGCTTATGGAAACGGTACGTTTACAATGCTAGGAGCAAGCGGTGCTTCGGCATATACAAACGACGGATCAACTTGGCAAGCAGGACTTGGATTGGGCACTGACAACTATACAAGTGTAGCCTATGGTAATAGTGCGTTTGTTGCAGTACCTTCTGGGTCTGCTAACGCCGCATTTTCTGCTAACGGAGCCAGCTGGTCCATTGGTTCGTTACCTAGTTCAGCAAACTGGTCAAGCGTAGCCTACGGTAACGGCAAGTTCATGGCAGTATCAACAGGCGGATCAACAGCGGCTGCAATATCATCATCTAACGGTTCAGGTTGGTCGGCAATCACATTGCCTGCATCTGCATCTTGGACAGGTGTTGCGTATAGCGGAGCTGGTATATGGGTAGCTATAACTGGTAGTAACAGCAACGTTGCCGCATATTCAACCAACGATGGTTCATCTTGGACAACAACTACATTACCAGCAACAGCAAACTGGGTCAAAGTCAAGTATGGTTCTGGAATGTTTGTTGCAATCGCTGCCGGTACTCAAACTGCCGCCTACAGCCTAGACGGCATTACTTGGACCAGTTCAACTATGCTAGTTAGTGCTACTTGGTCTGATTTATCTTACGGCCAAGGTGTATTTTTTGCGGTAGCAAGTGCTACTAACAATGCTGCCACATCAGAAGATGGTATTAACTGGACATTAAGAACAATGCCAAGCGTTAACACATGGTCAGTTATTGCTATGGGTAAACCAGTAAGTGGTGGCGGATGTGCAATCGCAGCCGCCGGTAATACTTCAGTGGCAAGTTTGTTACAAGTTGGATGCACTGCTCGCGGCCGTGCTGTAATAGCAAGTTACCAAATAGGTTTAATTAAAATGTGGAACCCTGGAAGTGGCTACATAACAACACCTACTGTTACTATATACGATCCTAATCCTACATTAACAGGAGGAACGCCGGCTGTTCCTCTAGCTAGGATAGGAACAGGCGTAATGGCGCAACCTACTTGGGCTAACAGAGGTATTGGATACCAAACTTCAACTACTACCTGTACAGTTTCAGGAAACGGAGCAGCCGACATTTATCCATCAGGCAAATATCTAAATGTATCAGGACTTAATGTTGCGCCAGGCCCGGGTTCAAACTTATTGATCAGTGGCGATAGCACACAGTATAAAATTGTAACAGCAACGGGCCTTAGCCCGTCCGTGTACAGACTACAGATAAGTCCGTCTTTGGATAACCTTACATCACCGGATCATAACACTGGAATTATTATTAGACAAAAGTATAGTCAAGTACGATTAACTGGACACGATTATTTGTTGATCGGTACTGGAAATGCTGTTGATACTAACTATCCTAACGTTGACACTAATACTGCCGCAGGATTTAAGCAAGTACAAGAACACAACGGTGGTCGTGTGTTCTATACCAGCACTGACCAAGACGGTAACTTTAGAGTTGGCGGATTATTTGCTGTTCAGCAGGCAACAGGTACTGTAACAGTTTCTGCAGACTTGTTCAACTTAAACGGATTAAATTCGTTAACACTGGGCGGTGTGCAAATTGGTGTTAATACTGTAACCGTTACGCAGTTCTCAACAGATCAATATTTTACGGCAAATAGTGATGCTATTGTTCCAACTCAACGAGCAATTAAATCATACTTGTCTCGAAATATTGCCAGTGGCGGATCTGATGCAAGTACAAACAGTCTTGTTTCGGGACAAATTGGTATTACTGCAAACGCCATGCGAAATACAGCAGGTGGCGCAGTAAAAATGAAAAACAAAGTAAGTTTTAAAAAGGGTGTCGATGGGGGAATTTTAGCTTCCACATATTTTGCCCATAGTTTTAGCAGTTAAAATGAAACAGAAAAAACTAAAACTTAAAAAGAATAAATATAACTATAGAACAGAATCTGGAGCATTGAATGGCTGAATTTAAACTAGGTAGAATCCGCTTTATTTGGAAAGGCGCTTGGGCCAACGGCATCACATACGTTAAAGACGATATTGTTAGAAACGGCGGCAAAACTTATGTATGCGTAGTAGGCCATACTAGCTCGGCGGATTTTACAACAGACCTATCGAACATTCCTACTAAATGGAATCAAGTATCTGACGGCTCAACTTGGACAGGCGATTGGACAACAGGCCACTATTATAGATTAAACGATATTGTAAAGTACGGTGCTCGTTTATACATTTGTAAGACAACACATACAAGTAATGCAAGTCTAGGAACAGGGTCACAAGGGCTAGAAACTACTACAGGACTTGAAGCCGATCAAAGTAAATGGGATTTATATGCTAGTAGTTTTGATTGGAAAGGAACTTGGGCAACTCTAACCAGATATAAAGTTGGAGATGTTGTCAAGTATGGATCAACTAGTTATGTTTGTAACACAGGGCACACTAGTGCGGCAACTGCTACATTAGGATTAGAAGACAACCAAAATTATTGGGATGTTTATGCCGAAGGCCTTAAGTGGTTGTCAACTTGGACAACTAGTTATAGATACAAGGTTAATGATGTTGTATCATACGGCGGCCAAGTTTATGTTTGTAATCTTGCACACACTAGTAACGCATCAGCATCAAGTGCTGTTGGCGGGCTTGAAGCTGACCAAAGCAAGTGGGACTACTTCCACAAAGGTATTATCTATTTAGGTGATTGGAATGCCGCGGGTAGTATTCGTTATAAAGTCAACGATGTTGTCAAGTACGGTGCTGATATTTGGATTTGTACAACTTATCATGTATCAACAACTTCGTTCATTACAGATGAGTCTAACTGGGCAAAGTTTGTAGAAGGACTACAGTTTGAAAATAGCTGGAGCAATGCTACTACATATCAACCTGGAGATCTAGTTACATACGGTGGTTTTTCCTACATTGCCAAGACCAACCACATCAATAAGACACCTACATCTAATGCATCAGACTGGGCAGTGTTTACTACTGGATTTAATTTCCGTGGTGACTGGTCAGGTTCAACGGTTGCTTACAAAGTAGGCGATGTAGTTCGTAACGGTGGTTACACTTATCTAGTTATTGCTGACCATACTTCAAGTGGTGCAAATCAACCGCCAAATAACACCTATTGGTCTCGTTTAAACTTTGGTATCAAGTGGAAACCAACTGCTCAAACATTTACTGGTTTATCAGGAACTAATATTGTTGGATCTGGTACTAGCGCACAGTTTACAGTTGATACAAGCGGAACTTCATACACTGTAACTAAAACAGCAAACGGCAGCGGGTACGCAGTTGGAAATACATTAAAAATCTTAGGTACTAGTGTTGGCGGAACAACGCCTTTCAATGATGTACTAATCACAGTAACTGGCATTTCTGGTGGCGGCGGTACAGGCCCAATAAGTACATTTACTTCAAGTGGTATTGCTTCAACATGGTCGTCAAGTATTGCGTATGTTGCAGGAGATACTGTAACCTACGGCCCAACATCGTATATTTGTGTACTGGCACATACTTCTAGTAGCGGTAACAGACCTGATGCAGATTTAACATCTACTTATTGGAACGTAGTGGCCGCTGGAGCAAGCACATCTATATTATCAACAACAGGTGACATTGTTTACTTTGGCAATGCAGGTCCTACAAGACTAGGCATTGGTCTAGCAGGCCAACTATTAAAAGTATCAACTGGCCTACTACCAAGCTGGTCATACTTTGGTGTTATTGATCAAGTGTACTATGTTGCCGCATCTGGATCAAACACTCCTGCGCCTGATTACGGTGTAACATTAGATCGTCCTTGGTTAACTGTTAGGTACGCTTGCGAACAAATTGAAAATGGTTCGCAAAATTCCAATGCAGTTAACTTGCTAACAAGAAATAGAAGCTACATACAAAAAGAAGTTATTGGCTGGATCAACTATCAAGTTACTAATAATCTTAGTCCATTTACTTCTTCATTTACCTACAATCAAACCAAGTGTGAACGCGATATTGGATTAGTTATTGATGCCCTAGCTTGGGACTTGTCACATGGCGGTAACAGAAAATCACGTAAGGCAGCGTTGGCCTATGTTAATGCATTAACTGGTTCAAACCCAACTACAACAGGTACATATTCATTACTATCGGCACAAAGTGCTCAAGACGTTGCTGGTTACAACTATATGTTAACTGTTATCAATGCAGTATTGGCCAATACTGCGCCAGGTACATCATATCAGGGAACAGTTACTCGTGTAACAGATGCAACAAAAACACTTGAGTCCGGTGTAACAACAATTTTAACTAACTTAGTTAAGATTATTACTGATGCGTTAACTGCGCAAGTATCTACAAACATACCAGCTGAAGTTATTACAAACTATACAATCTTTGTAAAAACTGGTATTTTCTACGAAACATTACCTATCATTGTTCCAGAAAATACTGCGGTAGTAGGCGACGAACTACGTAGTACTAACATTCGTCCAAGCCCAGGAACGATTCCTTCAACTGACACTACCTACAGTATTGCGGCAGCAAACCAAGTAAAAGGTATTATTTCAAATGTTATTCAAAACATTTCTGTAACACCAAGTTCTGGAAATACTGTAACACAAGTAACAACCAGACCGGCAGGTAACAGCACAGTTGGTACAGCGGCAGTTGCACTATTACAAAACTATGTAGACTATTTGAACTACTACATTAATAGTTCAGGTTCTGCTCCAACACTGTCAGGATCTAACACTCCTACAACTACGCAGGCCTATTTTGATTCTATTGCGGTACTACAAGAAAATAAAGATTTCTTTGCCGCAGAAGCAGTTGCATGGGCCGATACTACTTACAGTACTACTTGTACAGCAACAGCAACCAACGGCGATATTACCTGCGCATCAAACGCAAACTTAACTGTTGGAATGCCAGTAGTGTTTACAGGTACCACAGTAGGAACTATTGTTGCCGGAACAACCTATTATGTTCACTCAACATCTGGCGGAACAAAATTTAGAGTTGCCGCATTTAGTGGCGGCCCCGCACTAATATGGCAGGCAGCTAGCGGATCATTTGGTGTTAAACTTTTATACAATGCAACTTATTGTGCAAGAGATATTCGTTCTTTAATTGATGCAGTCTGTTATGATTTGATCTATACTGGCAACTATAAAACTTTATTGGCTGCAAGATATTACAGACGTGCTGTTAATAACGGTGTTGGATCAACAACAGAAGACATGTTCTATGTACGCAACGGTACTGGTGTTAGAAACTTAACAGTACAAGGACTTAGCGGAACACTAGGATCCGTAAATGCCTACGGTACACGTCGCCCATCAGCCGGTGCTTATGTAAGTTTAGACCCAGGTTGGGGACCAAACGACAGCCGTGTATGGATAACAACTCGCTCTTGCTATGTACAAAACGTAACGACATTTGGTACAGCTTGCGTAGGATGTAAGATTGACGGCACACTACATAACGGTGGAAATCGTTCTATTGTGTCAAACGACTTTACACAAGTACTAAGTGACGGTATTGGTGTTTGGTGTACAGGCGCAAATGCCTTAACAGAACTTGTGTCGGTGTTCTCATACTATGGACATATTGGTTATCTTGCTGAGAACGGTGGTAAGATTCGTGCTACCAACGGTAACAGCTCATATGGTACATACGGTACCGTTGCTGAAGGTGTTGATTCATCTGAAGTACCACTAACTGCTACAATCAACAACAGATCTTATCCAGCATTGATTACCAACGTGGTTACAGATGTAGTAAACAAAATTTACAGATTTGAATATTTAAATGCTGGTAACAACTACAACACAGTTACTTACTCAGTATCTGGTGCAGGTTACGGAGCATCTGTGGTCGCTAATGAATTTAGAGATAACGGTGTATTTGAAAATCGAGTATTAACTACTGGTACAAACTATGTATCAATAGCCAACACTGGCCAAACTGGTAACACTATACAGTTTACTATTGCGGCAACAGACCAAGCGATTGATAATGTCTACAGAGGTATGAGATTATTAATTACCAGCGGAACTGGTGCAGGCCAAACTGGTTTTGTAGTAGATTATGCCGCCGGCGGAAAAGTTGCTAAGATTGCAAAAGAATCATTTACAACATTAACTATCACTGGTTGTACAACTGGTGCAAACACGTTAACTACAGCAAGTGTAGCAACATTATATGCTAACATGCCAATTTATTTAAATGGCGCAGTTTCAAACTTGTCAGCTACATCTGTGTATTATGTTGTTGGCGCATCGTTAACTGGCGGAACTACGTTCCAGGTATCAACAGCACCAAGCGGTGGAGCACAATCAATCACAGCAACATTAACTGGTCTTAGTGTTAGTTTATATGCGGCTGGTTGGGATCATGTTGTTCCAGGATGGCCTATTTCTAGTACATTAGATACTACATCATCATATATTATTGAGCCACGTATTACATTTACTGCTCCTACTTATACTGCAACTGCTCGTACACAAACTAGTGCGGCATGGGTAGATTGTGCATATGGTGATCTAAATGCTACTTACGCTAGCCAAACTGGTACAGTTAACGCAGGGTCAGGAACAAACGCACAGTTTACTGTAACAAAAACAGGTGTTGCCTATAGCGTAGCATTGGCAGCGGGCGGAACACTATACACCATTGGTAATACTATTACTATTGCCGGAACAAGTTTAGGTGGAACAAGTACTACAAACGATCTAGTGATTACAGTAACCAACGTTAATGCAATAACTGGTGCAGTAACTAACTTTACCTATAGCGGTACAGCCGCAGGCGGAAGATATGTTGCAGTAGCATCTGGAGTTACAACAAGTCAATACAGTACAAACGGTACAACATGGTCAGCTGGTGGCGCATTACCTGCAACATCAACTTGGACAAGTTTAGCCTATGGTGCACCTAGCGGTACTAGCACATGGATTGCTGTGGCAAACAGCACTACAAATACTGCCAAGAGTGTTGACGGTGGTACAACTTGGACAGCAGGCGGTGCATTAACTGTCAGCGGTAACTGGTCTGCAATCGCATACGGCAACGGTAAATTTATTGCAGTTATGAGTGGTGCAACTACTAACAACGTCAGCACAAACGGCTCTAGTTGGAGTGCAGGCGGTGCATTGCCTGGTTCAACAAACGCATGGACTGGTGTTGCATACGGCCCTGGAACATGGGTTGCAGTAGCAAGTGGTGGTACAGTGGCCGCATACTCTACCAATGATGGTACAACTTGGACAGCGGCAACATTGCCAGCATCTGCAACTTGGTCAAGTGTTACTTTTGGTAACGGACGTTTTGTAGCAGTGGCAAGCGGAAGTACTAGTGCCGCATACAGTCTAGACGGTATCACATGGTATGCATCGGGCGCTGGACTACCAGTAAGCCAAACATGGACTAAGGTTCGTTATGGTCAAGGATTGTTCCTTGCAACAGCTTCAGGATCAACAGCCACAGCCGCAAGCTCAGAAGATGGTATTAACTGGACTCCGAGAACATTAGGTTCATCAGCATCATGGATAGCTGTAGCATTTGGTAATCCAAGTTCTGTTCCATTATGGGTAACACTAACACCATCAACAACTGTAGCAAATAGTGTAGTAGTTGGCGCAACTGCCCGTGGCCGAGTTAAAGTATCGGCCGGCCAAACATCAGAGTTTAGAGTTATTGAACCTGGTAGCGGATATGCAAGTGCTCCGACAATGACCATTACTGATCCTAATGCTACTGTAGCATTTACTTGGTCTGTAAGAATTGGAGTAGGTGTTCTTGGTAACCCAACATTTAACAGTAGAGGTACACAGTATGCTACCGCAGCCGCAATAGTTTCAGCTGGTAACGGTTGGGCAGACATGTATCAAACTGGTAACTATATCAATGTAACCAACTTGTACTCAGCTCCTACACCTGGCTCTAACGTGGTTATTACCGGCAACGGCATCTACTATAAGCTAGTAGCTGTAAATAATCTACTAACAACCGGCAGCGGATTAACACCATATACAGCAACATTCCAGATTAGCCCATCGCTAACTGCATCTAATGCTCCTGCGCATGGAACTGCTACTACATTAAGACTAAAATATAGCCAAGTACGATTAACAGGACACGATTTCTTAAATATTGGTACTGGAAATATAACAAACACTAACTACCCTGGAACACCATTATTAGCAGTCGATGCTACTAAACAAACCGTAGCTTACGGCGGCGGCCGTGTGTTCTTTACATCAACTGACCAAGACGGTAACTTCAACGTTGGCGACTTGTTTACAGTTCAACAGGCAACGGGTGTTGCAACATTGAATGCTGATGCATTTAATATTGCAGGTTTGAACCAGATTACTTTGGGCGCAGTTACATTGGGCGGAACTAGTGCAACGATTACATCGTTCTCTACAGATCCTTACTTTACTGCTAACTCGGATAATATTGTTCCAACACAAAAGGCTATCAAATCTTACATTACCAGCCAAATTGGTGGCGGTGGTGGTGCTTTGAACGTAAATACACTAACGGCGGGTGTAATATACATCGCAGGAAATTCAATATCAACAACTACTAATGTCCAAATTAACGTAAATACCCGAATGACGTTTATTGGCGGCGTAGATGGTGCGCCATTAGCATTGAATTTCTTATTAACTTAACGGAGAATTAAACATGGCAACAGGAAGATTAGGAGCGATAGATATGACCAGCGCGGCAACAGACACGCTGATTTACACCGTTCCGTCCAACACATTTGCAGTCGCAAACTTATCGATTGTAAATAGAAGCAATCAGGCAATCACAGTAAGAGTAGGTATTTCTACTTCTACTAGTGCTATTGCCGCAAACGAATACATTGAATACGATACTGAAGTTTATGCTAAGGGTGTTCTTGAAAGAACAGGTTTAGTGCTAGACGCAGGTAAGAGCATTTTAGTACGTGCAAGTACCGCAAACGTCACCGCAGTGGCGTACGGTATTGAAACGTCTACGACATAAATAATACTGTTAGGGGAAACTTAAATGGGAAGATATATTACAACAATCGGAACAGCAGGCGCCGTAAACAGGACAGTTACGTCAAACTATAATGCTATAGTTAATGATCGTATTTTTGCCAGTACAGCCGGCGGTGCTTTTACTATTACTTTACCAGCTACCCCCATTGAAGGTGACACTGTACAGATCATCGACATTGGCGGAAATGCAGGTACAAACAACATCACTGTTGCAAGAAACAGCTTAAAAATTCAAAACTTAACTGAAGATTTAACGATTAACGTTAGCTATGCCAGCATTACACTTGTTTACAATGTAACGTACGGTTGGGTTATTTGCGGATCATAATAAATGTCAAACTTAAGAAGCTTACTACCTGCATACGGCGACGGAACAAGTCCAGATTTAACCAATCGCACGTCACCGTTGTCAAGGTTAAAAACTGGTAGCGAGTTAGTGTTTGTTGGCCTATGCTCAGGCGCTGGCGCACAAGACACAAACTACTGCAGAAATACACACTGTTGCTGGGTAGTACCTACTGGTGTTACTAGACTTACATTTGAAGCATGGGGTGCAGGTGGCGGCGGCGCAGGTGCTTGCTGTTGCGAATGGGGCTGGTCTGGAGGATCAGGTGCTTATGCTCGTAAAACAGTAACAGGGGCACTAGGCAACTGTTGTTATATTTTATTTGCTGGGTACTACGGATGCTGTAGCCCAGCATTTAGTTGCGGTTACAGGGGATGCCAATCTTGGGTAACTGGCTACGGACTTACTAACTTTTGTGCAGAAGGCGGATTGCCAGGCTACACAAGTTGTTTCTGGTTTAACTGCTGTTATTGTGCAGACTCTTGTTACAGTGCCATGGTTAATGGATGCGGTACTTTCCCTAATTGCTGTTATGGTGGCCCAAGCGGTGCTAGCTTCTCGTGTGCATGTTATTTTGGATCAGACTATGGTGTCCCGGGCACATGGTCATATTGGTACACTGAAAACTGTCAAGCTAATACTTGCGGATATAGAGGCGTTATTCCTTATGGTTCAAATCAAACTACAGACGGCTGTGCATTCCAATATATAAGAGCAGCCGGTGTTAATACAACAGGCGAATACGAAAGTTGTAGAACAGGACAAGGATTTACTGGCGGCACGTATGCAAGAACAGTTGGTCAAGGCGGATTTGGTGCCACAGCGTTTGGTGGTAACTGTTATTGCGGTGCACCAGGCGGCCCTGGAATGATTAGAATCTCATGGAGCTAAAATGTCAAATATAAAATCATTATTATACACAGGCTCCAGCAAGTTTAACACAGCAACTAGTTACTCAAATAGTAGCTATTATGCTACAGGAACACCTGGAGCTCAAGGTTGTCAACAGACAATGGTTAGTTGGTGTCAATATACTGTGGATACAAACTATTGCCATAACTGTCTTGCTAACTGGTGTGTACCAAAGGGTGTATGCTGTATAACTTTTGAAATATGGGGTGGCGGTGGTGGCGGTGCTGGTGGATGTTGCTGTATGCAAGGCCAACCAGGCGGCGCCGGCGCTTATGCTTATAAAACACTTACTACAGCGGCCTGTAACTTTACATACAATTCTTGCCAATGTTATACCATTCAAGCAGCCAGTACTACAGACTGTGCAGTTACTTGTTGCGGAATTGTTGGATGTAACTCTTGGATAACAGGCTCGGGACTAAACAACTTCTGTGCTACTGGTGGTTGTAGCGGAAAATCATGTTGCTTTACTTTCTGGGGCAACTACAGTTGCGCAGGTAACAACACTGGTTATGTATATCTATGTTATGATGCATATAACTACTGTGCTTGTTATTACGGTGCTGACGGTGGCGCTCCAGGACGTCCAGGTCTATTATGGTCACAATGCTCTTGTGCTAGTTGCTATTGGAAATATGGAATACAATTCCCAGGCGGCCTAGTTAATCAATGTGGCGGAACAACTTGGGTTCGCGTACAAGGCGATGCATGTAATAACGAATGGACAAAATGTGTTCCTACTATTGGATGGTCTGTTGACACTGACGGTAACTTTATACCAGGTATGGGTGCTCCATCTGCTACATCATGTGGTGGTGGTTGTTGTTACGGATTCCCAGGCGCAGCCGGCATGGTTCGAATGACATACAGATAATATAATAGGTAAAGATAAACATGTCAAATTTACGAAGTTTACTGACAACCGCAGGTAACGCTACTGGTATAGGTTTGCCCGACGGGCGAATTATGCAGTGGCAAGCTACTTGCTGGACTTGCCAGTTTGATAGCTACCAAGAATACTGCTGTTACGCTTGGATTGTACCTACTGGTGTTACCAACGCAACTATGGAAATATGGGGCGGCGGTGGCGGTGGTGCTGGCTCGTGTTGCTGCCAATATGGCCCACCGGGTGGCTCAGGCTCTTATGCTAAAAAGACTCTGGCTGTTAGTTCTGGTAACTGTTATGCTATACAGTTGGCGCAGTCAACAAACTGTTCTAATACCACCGTTGGATGTAGAGGAAACTGCACTTATATTACAGGAACAGGTCTTAGCAACTTCTGTGCAGAAGGCGGATTTGGCGGCTGTAGTTGCTGTTTCCCAAGTTGCTGTTTTGCCATGTGTACCTGTAGTGCTCCACTGGCCTACGGCGGTGATATAAATATACCAAGTGTTAGAGGTTGCCTATGGCACACTTGTTGTGATAACCTATGCTATAACAAGTATGCAGTAGCTTATCCAGGTGGCCTAGTTAATCAATGTGGCGGAGTTGTGTGGATCGGAAAACGTGGTAATAACTACCAAGATTTTGAAACATGTATTGCAGGTACTTACATTGGATTTGCGCAAATGAAATCACAATATGTACCTGGACTAGGTGGATTAACAGGACATGCCAATGCAGGATGTTGTGCATGTGGATTCCCTGGTATGGCTGGATTGGTTAGAATAACATACAAATAATAGGAATAGAGGATTAAAAATGGCTAAAAATGTAACATTCGATTTTCAGTTTGATTTACCAGATGAATATCTGATGCAAACAAACGATTTAGAACTAAAAGGAACTTGGACTTATTCAGGACAAGAAAAGTTTTATATCTTTATTAACAAAGAAGACGGCTCTATAGATATTTCATCTGGCAAGCAGTTTTATGATACTAGAGATCCAGAAGGCAGTGCTGAAAAGGCCGCACAAACAGCAGGTCAAGCTAGAGTTGCTCTGTTAATCACCGCAGTTGATGAACCAGTTATTGCATCTTTATTTACTGAGCCTGTTGACGGTTCTTCATTGCCACAAAAAGAATATAAAGTACCCGGCGATGACAAAGTTTACTACAGTCGTTCAGACCCAACATATCCAGATCACACTTATGAAGTGCCAGAAATTAGATATGACCTAAATGCACAACAGTTTATTAAACCATTTCCTTGGAAAAAGCCCCATATGACTGAAGAACAGCATAATGGAGCACGTTTAAGAATTATTGAAGGCATTGTTAGAGATCTAGCAGACGAAGAACTAGACTACTCAGACGAAATGAGAGCCAAGTTGCTTACTTTTAAAGAAGAGTTAGAAGCAATCCCAACTAAGTTTGCAGGCTGGAAACCATGGATGATACCATTTCCAGATGATCCAAGATTTGTACAACCTGAATAATTTGGTTAGTTCAATAAAAAGGCCTCTAGTAGGCCTTTTTTAATCTCCGCTAAAAACGTATACTATAAATATCTCACAGTCATTAACTGACTATATAAAGGATATTATGAGACCAGTTGCATTTTTTATTAACGGTGGCGCCGGACGAGTATTGTGCTCAATCCCTGCATTGGAAAAATACGCCGAACAAAACAAAGATTTTATCATAGTGTGTGAAGGCGGTATGGAACTGTATAAAGGCCATCCTATTTTGCACGAACGTGCATACGATGTTTGGCATAAAAATCTATTCCAAGATAAGTTATTCAATATGGACATCAAAAGTCCAGAGCCCTACAGGGTTTGGGAATACTATAATCAAAAATGTAACTTAGCCCAAGGATTTGACATTGAGATCAATGGACAAGGTATTCGTGAACTACCAAAACCTACATTACGATTATCAACTGAAGAAATTGTCCAAGGACAACTAACTGTAAAAGATGTACGCGAAAGAACAGGTAAAGAAAAAATTATAGTATTTCAACCTTTTGGTCGAGGCATGCAGGCCAACGAAAGTGCCATCTATGATCCATCTGGAAGAAGTTTTGAATACAAAAATCTAGTCAACATTATTAAAAAACTACAAAAAGATTATGCAGTTATTTTAATGTCAGAAATACAAATCAACTTTCAAGCTGAAGGATGTCCTGACCCAGTAGCAGAACCTTCAGGTGTTAATCTTCGTCAATGGGCTGGTATTATTGCCGCTAGCGACCACTTTATTGGTTGTGATAGTGCGGGACAACATATTGCCTATGCTATGGACAAAACAGCTACCGTGGTCACAGGATCTACTTACCCAGAAAACATTTCATATCCTGATTATGAAAAGTTTGATGTACTAGACATGGGTGAAGGTGTAAGAAAATACAGCCCAATACGTATTACACCCGATGAACATACTGATCGAAATAACGACGGTATTATGATAATGAACGAAAAAATTGAAGATGTGGTTGTACAATCGGTTGACAAACTGATGCAAAAGTTTTATACTAAACCAATGGAAATATTAGCACCTAAAATAACAGGAAATACCATGCAAGGTTGCGGTGTGCCGCCAGAGCAACACCAACCTCCTGTTCAAATACCAATGAGTCAACCTCCTGGTGCTGTTATGAATATTGCAAATAAAGGAAAAATAGCGTATGCAAAATAAACCTGTATGGATTGCGGCCATTGCCCGCGGTCATAACTCTGGTGTGTGTTTACTAAAGGACGGCGAGATTGTCTTTAGTATTGAAGAAGAAAGATTATCTAGACAAAAATATGACGGCGGCCCTTATGCGGCAATGATCAAGATTTTAGAATATACAGATCGTATTGACTATCTAGTAATAGCACACACACAAAATCTTAAAGAAACTGCTGGAAAAGTTGACTACACAGGTGACGATGTTTATACTGGCCTTGCAAGGAAACTAGGACTTATCAGCAGAGCAGAAAATCCTTATCAGCACCCGCAAGTTATTGACCTAAGCTATATCCACCATAAGTTGCATGCGGCTTGTGCGTTTTATCGCTCAGGTTTTGACAAGGCAGCGGCTCTTATTGTTGACGGTGCTGGCACTTTTATTCCCTTAAACATTGCAAATGAAACAGTTATTGGTTGGGAAGTAGAGTCAATATACGACTGTGCTTATCCCGCTACATTTAATACAGTATTCAAACACATTGGATTACGTGGACCAAGCCCTACAGTTTACATGAAAGAGTTTGATAGTAGTTTCTATGGGGAACAAGGAACACACGAAGTTCTTATTGACGAACGTGCTGGCATTACCAAAGTATATGAAGCTGTTACACAGTATTGCGGCTTTAGTCCTATCGAAGCAGGTAAAACCATGGGACTATTCCCATACGGCGAACCAAATGCCAACATACCCGAGTTGTTTGAAAGTTCAGGCATGTATCCTGGATCAAATAGGCATTTGATTATTCCAACATACCCTAACGGTGCTATTGTTAACGAACATGCATATCAAGATTTAGCTGATGCATCAAGTTCTGATTTGACTAAACTACAAAATCGTAGAGACTTAGCCTATGCTTGCCAAACACAAACGCAAGAACAAGTAGTGCGTTTGATTAAAAAGGCAGTGGCTGACACTGGACATAATAAAGTTGTTATCAGTGGCGGATATGGATTAAACTGTGTTGCTAACTATCACTATCTCGATGCATTAAAAGATGAAGGCATTGAGATTTATGTTGAACCAGTAAGCAACGATGCAGGCACAGCAATGGGTGCCGCAATGATGTTCTATCGTTCATTGGTACAAGATTCAACGATTAAACTACAAGCAGAAACCCTGTATCTAGGCCCAGCATACTGCTATTCTAACGAGCAGTTACAGGCAACTGCTGACCAATACGGTGCAACCATTGAAGACGCTACAAATGAAATGGTTGTAGATTTACTAGTTAACAAAAACATTGTGGCTATCTTCCAAGGTCGTAGTGAAAACGGCCCACGTGCGCTAGGCAATAGATCATTCTTATTTGATCCACGATTTGAAGATGGTAAAGACTTTGTTAACGGTGTCAAACATCGTGAATACTTCCGTCCATTTGCCGGCAGTATTTTAGAAGAACATGTACACGAATGGTTTGATTTGCGTGGTATGCAATCTAGTCCTACCATGATGTATGCCGTTAACTGTCAACCAGGTGTTGCTGAAAAGATACCTAGTATTATTCACGTAGATGGTACTTGTCGTATTCAAACTGTTAATGAATCACAAAATAAGCACTATTATGATTTGATTAAAACATTCCACAGCAAAACAGGATGCCCTATTGTGTTCAATACCAGTTTTAATCTAGGCGGAGATCCACTAGTTGAAACACTTGATGATGCTGTTAGCACTTTGTCTAGAAGCGAGATTGAATACTTGTTCTTGCCAGAATACGGTAAAATGATCAAAGTAGCAAACTAAAAAAAAGCACCCTAGGGTGCTTTTTTATTATTCTAAACTTTCCGCAAACTCTAGTAATGTTTGGAAAACTTTTACCTTTGTTCTAAGATCTCGATTAGCAAAACTTTCTAACTTTTTAGCAGTTTCTTCACCTTCACCTGTCATTATTAGTACAGGTTTAGCTTTGATATTTTGAGCACCTTTAATATCAGAAATTTTATCCCCAACAAACCAACCATCTTTAAATCTAACACCAGTTTCTTTTTCAGCACGTTGAAACATGCCAATGTTAGGCAATGCATAGATATCATCTTTAAGTTTTGTTGTAGAATAGTACATGGCATCAATACTAGGACATCCTGCATCGCCTAATAGTTTAAGCAAGTGTTGATTTACTACATCTACATCTACTTGAGTTAGTTTACGTTCGCCGATGCCGTATTGGTTGGAAAACAGTATTATTCTGTAGCCCTTACTACGCATCAGCGCAACTGCTTCAAGAGCGCCGGGTACTGGTTCAAGTTCACTAGGAGATTTAACATGATCAGCTCTGGCAAAGTTAATAACACCGTCCCTTGTAATGCCAATAACTGGTTTTACATACATATTTGGCCGTGCTGCCAAGGATTGCATTTTTAACTGCTCAATACTTAATCCGTCTTCTTCTAAAAGTTTTCTTAAACTCATGCTATTTCCTATTTTTGCTTTATAATTTAGCATAGTTTAAGGGCAAATGCAAATATATTGACTATGAATAAATACATAGTATTGGCGAGATCACATGAATTTTCTAGACTTTTTCACAAAAGGTTTAAGCAACACTCTTAAACTTAAGAATCGAGGGGCATTTTCCTACAGAGGAGAGGCTATCCCTGTCTATTCCAATACGGTAGTTGACAGTTGGTTCTTAGGTGACTTTACCAGTGCTAACTACGAAATAACTATTGAGCACGGAAATAGTGATGTTGAACATATTAATCTGTTATTAACAGCAAGGGTTGATCAAGCGTCGGTTATGGTCTATAGTAGGACCAATCTTGGCAAAGACTTGGTACAGTTTAGTGCTTCAGTTAGTGCGTCACGTGTTACTCTTATTGCCAACCCATACTATGAAGAAGATCGAGTTACTCCGCTAAGTGACTTAAAGTTAATATTCAAACCAACATATTCTGAAAGGATTGGCAGAATACCTGTACCTACAACAGTGGGAGAATCTAGTTCCGCAGGTGGTGAGCCAGGCATTACTCGTAACTGGCTTTCAAGTAATCTGCCCAACGGTGCATTAGAAGTCAATGAAGACGGCCAAATAGTTTTTAGTTATTTAAAATCAGTAACAGTACCAACTCAGGCAACTTTAAACTCGGCATTCTTGTTAACTGCTCTTAACTTTAAAAATACAGACGGGTTATTATCAATAACAACAAATGTTGTTTCAAGTACACAGTTAAACTCTAGCGCGGCCACAAGCGAACTTGGCAGCGGTCGAGTTGCTAATAGTGTTACTTGGAATATTGCCAATGGTGTAATACAACTACAGACCACAGGCTTACCGTATCATTCGTATGGCAATCCGTCAGCAACTACTACTCCTACTGCACAAAACTATTCTGTAACTTTTAGTCTAAGAGGTGGTACAAACTCTCCAGCAGTTACTTTTACCCCAACCGCTAGCGGAGCTATTGGCTATTGGCTAAACGGTGTAGCTGTTTATAACCCCAGTGCGCAAACTTCTGCACCGTCAGGCGTGAATGCCTACTTGCCATATTGGCATTATAATGCCGCATATGAATCTGGTTCTGAACTTGGTTATAGTTTTGGTGGTGACAGTGCAGGCGGCTATGCAGTATCAAGTGGTGCATATCACTATAGAGATTTTAACTTTGCCAATTCATGGTTAACTGGAAGTGGTGCCGCTATTGGATCAACTACATCAACAGGAACTGCTGAAGTTAATGAAATACCTTACCTAGACGGAAGTTTAACACACTCCGACGGCCATAGTAAAATACTTGGTTGGGCACTAGATGGTTATCCTATTTACGGACCATATGGATATAGTACCGCTACAAACAAGACTAGCGGAGTTCGAAGAATGATAACAGGGTTCACTTTAAATGTTAGTAGAACCCCAGTAACACCTATACCTTACACATTTTCATATGCATTAAGTAGCTACAGCAAAATAGATTTATACGGTACACCGGTATCTACATATTTTGATATTTCTGATGCCACTACTACACTAAAGTCATTATTAACTGGTTTAAATGTAGGTACTGTAATAACGATTACCCTAGCAGATGGTATAACAACTGCTCTGTTCGTTCTTAGTAGTACTAATATTCAAAGTCCTACAGTGTTTAGAGTATACGGCACATTTAATCCTGTAATAGCAGACACATTAAATCAAATGGGCAGTTCAAGTCTTGCATTTTCAGTAGCGCCACTAACGCCACCTATCGACTCAACATATCCATTGGGTACATTTGTAGAAGATTTTTCTTTTACTGACAGTGCTGATCTTGATGTACACAATGGTCGTTATTGTGTAACCCCTGATTACCCTGATGGAACTTACGCATATTTTTGTACTATAAATGAGTTAGGAAATCCTGTTTATCCTTATGTTATTGGGTCGTCTTGGTACGGTGATCCAACTACTACTACCTACGGTGGCGGCATCAACATTAACGGAACGCCCGGTACAAATACGTTAAAGTTTACATTAAACGCATTAGCTGGCCTAACAGTCACTAACTCTTTGACAACAACATTACCAGCAACATCAACTATTAATAATGTATCCATTGGCGGGACAACACCGTCGTCTGGTCAGTTTACAACACTGGCAGTTACGGCACAATTGTTTTTAAATCCAAGTAATAGTACAGTAAGTATTGCACCGACCGGCACAGGTACTGTTACAGTCAATCCAGCTACAACTGGATCAATTAATAGAACAGTTTTTGGTAGCGGAACACCTCAATCTGGAACTTTTACAACTGTACAGATAACTCAAACACTAGGTCTTCAAAACGAAGTTATTCCTATTGGTGCAATCCAGGCTAGACTACTTTACGGAGCAATATAAATGAACGGATATACATACATTGCAGTTACAGGGCAAAATAATATTGCCTTAAACGCTGCCAGCAACACGCTAAATGTTGCAGGAACAGGCGGCGTTACAATAACAACTGATACTGCAACTAATACATTAAACTTTAATATTAGTAATAATATTACCTATCCTGACCTTATTGTTACCAACTCGTTGACATTAAACCCATCAACACCAGGCACGTTAAATAATATTAGCATTGGTGCAACAACTCCTAGAGCTGCCACATTTACAACATTAACCACAACCGGTGCCGTTAACCTAAATCCAGTAAACTATAATGTTACTATTAGCCCAACAGGTTCAGGTACAATAGTTATTAATCCTGCGGTAACAGGTTACATAGATAATATGACTATAGGTGCAACAACACCGCAATCTGGAACTTTTACAAATATATTGTTAACAACTCCACAACCAGCAAATCCTAGCAGTGCAGTAACACGCGGTTATGTTATTGGATTATCTGCTGCCTACGGAGTAGCATTATCTTAAGGATACCCGATGAGTACATCAACCAAACTATTTAGATCGTCATCAGGATTCATAAGTCCTTATTTTATTGTAGACATTGATGGCAATCTAATAACTCAAACTGTTACTGTAACAGGTAGCAGGGTAGAGCTAACTGAGGGATCTTTTATTAGTTACGGTGGCCAACCGCTACTGACTAAAACGGCATTGGGTTCAAGTGTTACCACTATTTCAGGTACACTAACTGGTTTAAATGTTGCAGGAACTGTTGCTATTAATGGCAATCTACAGGTTACCGGCGGAACAAATACCTTAATAAATCCTACAGTAACAGGCAACATCGATAATGTTAATATAGGTCTAACTACTCCTGCTAGCGGAAGATTTAGTTCATTATCAATGACTGGTGCTCTTACGCTAACACAAACTGGGTCAGTTACTATTAGTCCTACCGGACCTGTGGCTATTAGCCCAACAGGTACAGCTACTATCAGTCCTAGCGGCAGTTTAACCCTTGGAACATCAGGACAAACTACTGCATTTAATGGTAACGTATCAATGACTGCTAGTCAAAATATTACCATATCACCTACTGGTACTGGATTAGTAACAATAAATCCAATAACTACAGGAACTTTAGACAATATAACAGTTGGTAACACAACACCACAAACAGGAAAATTTACAAACATAACTCTTACAACGCCTGACGAAAGATGGGGATCTAATGTTTCCCAAGCGCCAACTAAACGTTACGTTGAAGGACTTGTTTTAGCCTTTAATTTCTTTGGAATGAGTTAATAAAAACAATGCGTAAAGCTAGGCTAAATAAGTGTTAATATATTTGGAGATGATATAAATGGCCAAAAGTCAGATACGACAATACATTTTTACCCCAGGGGCCGCTACCCAAGGCACGATTAAGATGCCAGGGTTGTATAATTTAGACCAATTCTTAATCATAACTAATATAACTAGAAACGCAATCCTTTATAACTTTGCTGATTCAACTTATGCTGGAACTACTGCAAACTACACCCGTGCTAATGATAGCAACTTTGTCACTGCTCTAGATAATACTGATGGTTATACAACGTTAACATTAGCAGTAAACACACAAGGTCAAAGCAGTAGCGATAAAATACAGATTTTCTTTGAAGCACCCGAAACAACAATAAGACCATGGGCCATGGGAACTGACGCATTTGAACGTATGCGTGTAGCTAGTCCAAAATCCATGATTGACGCTGACTTTGAATATGGTCTCCAACCAACTAAGTGGCAAGTTATTGACATGCTACGCGGCTACCCAAGTATTTACGAAGTTCCTGGTACAGATACACTAGTACAGTCGGTTACTACTGATGCAAGCACAGGCACCGGTGGCACTGGCGCAAGTTTAATCACAGTTACAACACAAGCCGCCCACGGCTTTTCAGTAGGTACTCCCATTACTGTTAAAGGTTATTTGAATAGCATTACAGGTTTTGCTCGTGCAGAAGGTACATTTGTTATTAACAGTGTTCCAGCAAGCCCAACAGTTAACGGCCTTCCGTCAACATTTACCTACTACGCCAAAGCAAAAGTAGGTGTGAGCAACGGCGATATTTTATCAACAACTTATACACAGTTAAGAAAAGGTTCTTACTACACAGGCGCATCAGTTGGTAGTAGTAACCCTGCATTTACATTTGTTAACAACGCAGGCGGAACATTAGCACCAACTATTACAGTTACATTTACCAATGCTCACGGATTTATTCCAGGCAATACTTTTACAGTAATTATTGCATCAGACAACGGTGTTAATAATCATACACTAGCAGGCGGTCCATTCTTTGTTGAATCAGTACCATCAGCAACTACGTTGACCTACACAGGACGAGCACCAGGAACAATCAGCGGCAGTATCACTGGTACATTCTATGCCCGACCAGATTGTTTCTACACACATAGACCGTTTGACGGCGGTGTTATGTTAGGTACAGGTGGTCCAACACACGGTGCGCAAGCCATCCGTCAAAGTAAAAAATACATTCGTTATCAATCTGGTAAAGCTGTAAACTATAATACAGGTGCTCTATTTGCTCCTAACTATGACGTAAGAGTAGTAACGGCAACTAGCACCGGTTTGCCATCCACTATTTCTATTACAACAGACGATGTTGACCACGGATGCCAAGTAGGTGCAACTATCAAGTTAGAGGGTGTACAAACTAGCGGATACAACGGAACTTATATTGTTAACGGTATAGTAGACGAACGTACACTTACTGTGGCCGCAACTAGTGTACTAGGTAGTACTACTGCCGCTATCGGTACACCTTGCTCATTAACAGTAACACAATGGAACGGTGCTACAGTACGTGCAGGAACTTACGATGATCAAAACGGCATGTTCTGGCAATACGACGGGCAAACTTTTGCCATTGGTCGACGTTCAAGTACATTCCAAGTTGCAGGTACTGTAACTGTTACTACTGATAGTAACTCAGTGGTTGGTTCTAATACAAGATTTTTATCTCAACTAGCCGCAGGCGACAGGATTGTTATTCGTGGTATGACTCACGTGGTGTCACAAGTAGTTAGTGATACCCAACTGTATGTTACACCAGACTATCGTGGCGCAGTTAATGTAAACAACGTTAAAATGGTTAAAACTATTGACTATATTGTACCACAAAGTCAGTGGAACATTGACCGACTAGACGGATCTAACAATGCATTTAACCCAAGCGGCTACTTAATAGATGCAGGTAAGATGCAGATGATTGGCATGCAATGGACATGGTACGGTGCTGGTTTTATTGACTGGATGCTACGTGGTCCAGAAGGTAAGTACATTTTTGTTCACAGATTACGTAACAATAACTTAAACAAAGAAGCATACATGCGTTCAGGTAACCAGCCTGTACGTTATGAAGTTATTAATGAAAGTGCAAGGTCAGTATTGACCAGTGCAATCAGCGCATCAACTGGCTCTTTACCAATCGCTGATTTAACATTCTTCCCACCCACTGGCACTGTCTATGTAGAAAACGAGTTGATCAGCTATGCAGGTAAAAGTGCAAACTCAGGCGCTGGCAACTTAACTGGGTGTACTAGAGCAGTAACATTAACTCAGTTTGCCGCAGGCTCAACTAGAACATTTACTGCCGGTACAGCATCAACTCATCCAATAAACACCGGTGTTATTCTAGTGGGACAAACCGCCACTCCGCAGATTAGTCACTGGGGTTCAGCATTTATGTCAGACGGTGGATTTGACGAAGATCGCGGATACATTTTTAATTATTCTGCACTTAACGTTTCTATCAGTACTAAAAAGACTACAGCGTTTGCTATTCGTTTAGCACCGTCAGTTAGTAATGCTATTATTGGTGACTTGGGTGTACGTGAGCTTATTAATCGTGCGCAGTTACTACTACAAGGTATTGAGATTACAGCGGGATCTTCAACTAACACTAACTCAGCGTTGGTCGTTGAAGGCGTGTTGAATCCACAAAACTATCCAACCAACGTAAACAATATTTCATGGAACGGTCTAAGTTCTGCAACGATCCCAACAGGTCAACCAAGTTTTGCACAAGTTGCTTTAGGTACAAGTGTAACGTTTGACGGTGTGTTTAATTTAGCAACAACAACAACCGGTGCGGCAGTCGGTGCTACAATCATTCCGGTTGCATCAACAGCCAACATTCAGATTGGCGATGACGTTACATCAACTGCTGTTACCAATGCGTTCGCTGGTAATACTACTGTTATTAGTTTTACTACCAACACCAGCATTACTATTAGTAGCCCGTTAATTACTGCATTGTCAAATACTAACAACGTTACTATCAGCCGTAACACTTATGCTAAACCAGGTGAAACTGTTTTCTCATTCATTGCCGGCCAATCAGGACGAGATGTTCTCGATCTAAGCCCATTGAAAGAACTTACCAATACACCACTAGGTGGACGTGGTACTTTCCCAAATGGTCCAGACGTATTGTTCATTAACGTGTACATTACACAAGGTACTCCTATTTTAAGTAACTTGGTATTACGTTGGGGTGAAGCTCAAGCGTAAAACAAAAAAGCACCGCAAGGTGCTTTTTTTATAGATTATCAATAAGATCTATTATTGTTTGTATTTTAATCTGGATAACTTTGTTTCTTAAACTTAAACTTAACCCGCTGTGTACAGGTCTGGGCAACTTGTTAAGATCAAACCAACCCCAAGCATCGTGTTCAGCACTGAGAATGGGTACAAACTCTTCTTCAACAATACAAAAATATGTGTGAAAGTTGAATACACTATCATTTGATACAAACTGTTCTAACGGTAGTGTCTTTTTAATATCAGGCACTAGCCCTATTTCTTCTTCAATCTCTCGTTGTAGACCCTGCCACGGGGTCTCACCGGTAATGTTTGTCCCACCTACTAGGCCCCAAGTGCCTTCGTGTTTGCCATTTGATTTTTGTAGCAGTAGGCAACGGTGTGTATTTTTAGTAAAAAATAATGCACCGCTACAAACAATTTTTTCTCTTACAGCCTTAGTCTCCATGATCCTTCTCTATATTCACCTTCAAATGATTTAGTCCATGCAAGACCATCCCACTTGTATTGTACTCCAGTGTATATATTAGTTTGATAGATAGGATGTGCGGGGTTCTGATTTGTTATAGCTTCAAATATAACAATCCAGTGATCGCCCTGCCATTCAATAATATCATTTTCTTTGGCTACAAAATCACTGCCATCATTATTTTTCCATGCATCAGGACCGTCTTCATTAGTTACTGGGTCGCCTAAAGCTACGCTAGCACCAATGTTTTCAACAATAAGGTATCTAGTACCGGCACTGGGTAATGCTAGGCCATGTCCTGGACCTTTGGTCATAGGATCAATAATAGCATCAAATGTTCCCGGACTAGGTCGAGGACCGCTAGCATGCAAGTCTGTATTACTTGGGTATGTATCTTGATCCCAGTTAACTGTTATTAAAGATTCGTCAAGCGGGTTAATACTAAATGTACCAGATACTTCGTGTTTATTAGGTTGTTTTAAATATATTTTACTGTAACCTGCTCTATATTTGCCTGGATACTGATCAAGTAATGATCTCCAGTTGATAGGAGCACCGAGTTTTTCAGCAATACCAATAGCATGTGCGTTGGCCGCTACCGCCTCATGTACACTAAGTAACTTTGCTTGGCCGCCGTAGACTTGGACACCGTAACCGCCAACAGCAACATCTACAGTACTGAGTACATCACCCATGTTACCACTTCCATCACCGCTGGTTGTTCCATTACCGCTAGATGAAGGATCAACTCCTAAGCCGTCAATACTAGTTGGATCAGGGGGATTAGAGCCATTATTAATACTGGTAATAATAGCTGTAATAATACCCATTTGTTTTACTTTTACGGGAGGATTAATCCATATAGGCGCTGATAGTGTGATGGTAGCAATGTCTATTGGGCTGTCATTGCCTACAGGTATAGTTCTACCACTCCATGTTAAATCTTTTATTTCTAAAACACTCAAACTAGTCCAATCAACATAGTTATCTGTTGTTTGCAACTCTAGCGTTGGATTAAACAATACTAAAATCTGTTCTAAAATCTGTAGTTTTTGATCAGTGTTAGCAGACCAAATATCAACTTTCATACTTAGAGTAAAAGGAGTTGGCATTAGCCTTTCTACAGTATAGTTATTGCCTTGGTTAGTGTTGTAGTGGCCAGTTTCTGTATCAATATCACGTTCACGCACATGTATCTTACCTACATAACTGGCATCGCTTAGTCGACTTACATCCATAGACAAGCCACTAATGTATATGGAAATACGTGGTGCAGAGTTGATGACATTTTCACTGTTTTGACGCATGATTGCCGCCGCTTGTCTATCAGCATCGCCGTAGACAACAGGTATCTGTACCAGTGTACCATCAGCATATTTTACTGAAAAGTTACTAAACACTCGAATAGTTTGTAGCAGGTATCTACGGATCTGGCCGTCATAGAAATGTAACATTATAAATCTGCCTTTGGTTTAAGAGCTTTACTAATACTTTGACGTTCTTCAAAGTAAGATGAATATACAGTCCAAGAAACTGAACTACCCAAGGCAGCAGTAGCATTCATAGTTATTAGAGCATTGCCGCCAGCGCCACTAGACACTGTACTTAAAGTAACAGCCACATCACCAATCATAGTTTTTGCACCCATGCCATCTGTAAACGGTATATCTGTTTGTATAGTAGTAGAGTCAGCAATAGGAACATATACGCCTTCTCCCATAACTGCTGTACCTGTGATATTTTTATTATTAATAAAGCTGGTTTTTAGAGTCTGACGTTGATCAGTATTGGTCATTGTATGGCGAACTGCATCTTCTAACTTGACCCAACGCACTCCATCATATCTATAAAGCCTATTGGGGAACATGTCTGTTCGTAAGAAATAATCGTTCTTCATAGCAACTTGAGGAAACTGAATGCCATGACCAAAATCAAATCCATTAGGAGGATAACCATCGCCTATTAAGTAGCCAGTGTAGCCATCTCGCTGAGGTCTATCATTGATTTCCCCAGCACCTACATTAGTAAGACTGGCATCTATGTCTGTTTCGTCAACAGTTTGTAGCAGAGTTTTACCCTTTTCATCTACAGCCAGTGTAAAAAAGTGCCTTGTTTCATATCCGCTTAACGGAGCATCAAGTTCTGCTTGAGTCAACACACTTTGATTGATTTCAAGTTCTTTAACTCTAGTGCTTAACAAGTCACCTATCTTAGTATTAGGTATTGGATCACCGTTAGCATCAGTTGCTGGTTGATTAAGAATATCAGCAAACTGTTGAGCATTGGTAATCTTCTTGAGTTTTAATCTGTATAAGTGCGGATACCAAGTGGCACTAAATCCTTCGCTAGCACGGCCCACGTCTTCAATAACATAATATCTTGGCAATGCAAAATCATATTCATTTAGTGCAAACTGATCTTTCAAATGCGGCAGTTCTATAACATCTCCGCTAATGGGTTTACGGCCAATGTACTTGATAAAATCATTGATATGAACCGTCATAAACAATGTGTCGTTATCAATAAACAACCCAAACTGACTTAGATTGAAATCGATATTTTGTACATTGTATAACCCGCGGATTCGATATATAGACGGATCGTACTTGCGATCTCGATTTTCTAAAAATAACAAATCTTGTATATTTGTAGGACTAGTTGTATCATAGTGCGGCTGATCTGCGGTAGAGTTTTCAAGGTCTGTATTGACCCCTATATATTTGTGCAGATATATGTCTGTTCCGCCAACCTGAAACATCTCAGAAATCTGGCGATCTATGAACTTGTAGTCTTGCCCTCGTTCGGGCTTGTATAAGGATAATCGTGGCATAATGATATTTATCGCTAGCTAAATATACATGGAGAACTAAAATGTCTGAATCTACATCATTAACTGAGCGCAATAAAGTATTTGATTACGTGCGCACTATGCTGGCAGACGGTATGGTTGAGGTTGAACTAGACCCCATTCATTACGAAACTGCACTAGATCGCGCACTAACACGATATCGTCAGCGCAGTCCAAATGCTGTAGAAGAAAGCTACATGTTTTTAGAGCTAATACAAGATACTAACGAATATCGTTTGCCCGACGAAGTTATTGAAGTTCAAAGTATTTTTCGTAGATCCATTGGATCACGTAGCGGATTAGGTGGCGGCGGAACACTATTTGAACCCTTTAACTTGGCCTATACAAACACCTATTTACTTAACAGTACTATGATGGGCGGGCTTGCAACATACGAACTATTTGCAGGCTATCAGAAACTAGTTGGCCGTATGTTCGGTAGCTATATTGAGTTTAAATGGAAACAACAAAGCCATACTCTTACTATCTTACAACGCCCATTTGCCCAAGGCGAACAAGTTTTGATACGATGCCATAACTTCCGTCCAGACTTTGTGTTGCTCACTGACATATACGCCAAACAATGGCTTAGAGATTATACTCTAGCAACTTGCAAACTTATACTAGGTGAAGCACGTAGCAAGTTTGGTAGCATTGCTGGACCGGGCCAAGCTATTCAACTAAATGGCAGTGCATTATTAACTGCCGGTGCCGCCGAACTTGAAAAGTTAGACAAAGAGTTAGAAACCTATATCGCCGGCGGCAACCAAGGTTATGCATTTATTATAGGATAATACATGACAACACAAAAATTAGATCATCTAGCAGATCATCATTTAACATATTGGCAGCATTGGTTACACAGCTGGGGACTTGCAGTTCGTCTAGGTAAACTAAGTCTTAAAAGTGTTTGGCACTGCTTTTTTCCTAACCACTATGCAGATCTAGGTCCTAAAGAAATCTGGACTATCAAAGAAGAAATCAAAGATCTTCCAAATGTAAAAGAAATCTTTGCTAAACTAGATCAAGAAGCAGCCGCTAAAAAATCTTAATAGTTAGCAGTAATCGAGATATATAACGTTTATATATTTTCGATTACAAATGACACTACTCTCAAGAAGCATATTAAATCCGCAGTTAGTTATTAGGGTTTTTACAGATACTGATCCTAAAAATCCTACCCTGAGTTCTGATATACCGTATGCCACGATTATTGAGCAAATAAATCGAGCCAAAACATACTTAATAAAAGAACGCAACGCACGACCTGGCCAAAAAGTTTTATTAGCGGCCAGTGCATGGCCCAGCTATGTAATATGGTTTATTGCTGTTGCAGAACTAGGCATGTCATTTGTTGTATCAGATTATCCTTTTATTAACTCATCGCAATCCGTTGAAAATAAGTTATCTCTTTATGGAGATATACAACAGGTAATAGGCGACCCCGAATCTGAAGTAGTAACTGAAATACCGTTTTCACATAACTTAATAGATTTTAGTATTACACGTACCTACACAGATGATAGCTGTGCTGATGTAATGTGGGCTACACCGGATAGTATAATGATATATTCTACTAGTTCAGGAACCACTGATACCCCTAAAGTAATACCTACTACACAGAAGTTTTTGTATGATCTTTTAGAAAGAAATGCCAAACTATACGATTTAAAAACATCAGATATATGCCTACATACTAAAGGTCTACACCACGGTAGTGTTACAGGTGTTTATTTTTTACCTACTATAAAGTATTGTTCTACACACTATTTTGCTAGATTTCACGATAACTTGCCAGACTGTCCTGTTAACTGGGTAGACCTAGTGCAGAGTAAAAAAATAAATCGTTGCTTAATGTTTTATACTATGTTAGATCAGTTTACTGCCCTAGCATCACTTGAAAATAAACAACATGATGATTTGACAATATTTGTACTAAACAGAATTAAACCTGCAAATATTGAAAGAGTTGTAGGAGAGTTTGGTTACCGTATTTTTTCAATATTTGGCTGTACCGAAACAACAGGGCCGTTATTATTGCCTGGGATCACCCCCGAAAACTACACACTATACGAGCATGACAACTTTGGTAAACAACTAGACGATTTTTATCAGTTATCTGTAACTCCCGAAGGCATGTTAAGCGTTATTATGCCAGACGGGTCTTCTGTCCTTACCGGTGATAAGTTTTCTCTTATAAATGGCAACTATATTTTTAACGGTCGTGAAAATCTATACAGGATACGAGGTGTTCCTGTTTATGTTAATCTGCTAGTTGAAGTTATTACTCAGGTAACAAACCTAGTGCATACAGAAGATTACGATATTGTAGTAGATAAACAATATGAAAAAATATATATTAGAATTAATGATGACATTGATTTAGAATATGTTAACAGCCAAATATTAGATATTATTAAAATAGACAGCTACCTAATCACTTTAAAAATCATAGCAGATCGTGCTATGTTTTTTAATGGTATTAAGTTTGATGCTGAAGAAGTGAGGCTTGTTTGCAGAACAATATACCCTGATCAAATGCCCTTACCTAGAGCTAAGGAACTGGCAAAAAATGCCGGTGATAAAAAGTTTCTTTGGAAAAATCGATGTTGCCTTAGCGGTGCATGATTTGGTTAACAAATAATTTGACCTTAAGGTAAAACTGTTATATACTAGCGTTACTTTTAGGGGGCTCTATGATTATAGGTGTGTGTGGTTTTATTGGTTCTGGCAAGGATACTATTGCTGATTATCTTACTAACTTTCATGGTTATCGTCGAGAATCGTTTGCAAACACCTTAAAAGATGCAGTAGCGCAAGTATTTGGTTGGAACAGAACCATGCTTGAAGGACGCACAAAAGAAGCCCGTGAATGGCGCGAACAAGTAGATCCTTGGTGGGCAGAACGCCTAAACATGCCTAACTTAACTCCACGGTGGGTCCTACAATATTGGGGTACAGAAGTATGCCGTAAAGCATTCCATGATGATATTTGGATTGCCAGCTTAGAAAATAAACTTCGCAACAGTAAAGACGATGTTGTTATTAGCGACTGTCGTTTTCCTAACGAAATAGCCAGCATTAAAAATGCAGGCGGCATCATAGTCTGTGTTGAGCGAGGTGTTCGCCCTCATTGGTATGATATTGCTATCCAAGCTAACAGGGGTTCTACTTCTGCGGCTAACTGGCTAAAAGAACAAAATATTCACGCTAGCGAAACCAGTTGGGTCGGTACTGCATTTGATGCGGTCTTAGACAACAACAGAGAAATTGGCGATTTATATGTACAAGTAAAGAAACTTATAAGTCCGGAACAAGGTCACCCTGCTTCCATTTTGCACCCTCTTTATGAAGCACACGCTGACAGTTTGCACATACCGTCTTGAGATTACTATGTCGGCAGTTGTTTAAATCACCGTCAACATGAAACACAGCAAACACTTCTTTGTGGGAACTTTTAAAACCGCACTTGTCGCATAGCTGTTTCATTTTATAGCCAGCACGATGCCAGCGAGCTATGCCAGCATACTTGCCACCCTTAAGGCAAGCTTCACATAACTTTCTATAGTAGATCTTGCCATTTTTAACATAGTTAATGGCAGCTGGCCTATATCCGCATGAACAAAGTGGTCTCATATTTTATTTAAGCCTTTTCCATCCCTTTTCTAAGGTATATATCGGCTATAAAAAGTCCAAATCCACTAAATACATTTAGAACATGTATTCATGGAGATAAACATATGGCCCAACTAAGTTCACCAGGCGTAGCAGTAACAGTTATCGACGAAAGTTTTTACACTCCTGCCGCCCCGGGTACAACACCCCTTATCATTGTTGCTTCAGCAGAAAATAAACAGAACGGAGCAGGCACTGGCATTGCTCGCGGCACACTAAAATCTAATGCTGGTCAGGTATTTTTATTAACAAGCCAAAAAGACTTAGCAGACACTTTTGGTACACCTGTATTTAAAACTGATGCAAACAACAATCCAGTACACGCTGGAGAACAAAACGAATATGGCTTACAAGCCGCATACAGCTACTTAGGCGTAAGCAATCGAGTATTTGCTGTACGTGCTGATCTAGATGTAGCACAGTTAGATGCTAAAGCAGATGCACCCGCAGGCCTTCCAACAAACGGAACACACTGGTTTGACACAGACAGTTCTAAGTATGGTATTTTTGAATGGAACTCTGCTTCGGCAGCCCTTGGCGGTCAAACATTCAACATTAAATATCCTACTGTTATTACAGCTACTAACAAGGTAACAGACGATGTTCCTCCTGCACCAAAAGGTTCAGTTGGCGCAATCGGCGATTATGCTATTGTAGCAACTACAACTACCAACAGACTATGGTTTAAAAATCGTGCAGGATCATGGGTTGAAGTAGGAACGGCTGATTGGTCAAAAGCGTGGCCGGTAGTTCAAGGATCAAAAGTACCAGCACTAGCAACAGGAGTTGGTGGTGCAGATATTGGTAAAGCAATAACATTTGGTCCAGATGACCAAACAACATTTGGCCCTCCTATTACTCTTGCTCAAGGTGATTCCGTTAGTGACCTAGTGGCTAATATTATTAACGCTGAGTTTCCTGGCATTACAGCAGGTGTAGATGCATATGGACACCTTGAAATTTACCTAAACGGAACAGTCACTGATGAAGTATACATTGGAGGTACATTAACAGCAGTATCAGCTAGTGCCAGTGTTATCGGTGTAAAAACAGGTACATACAATGCACCAAAACTACAGATTTCTAAGCACACAGTAGTTCCTGAATTCAAATTACATGATGAAATGCCTCGTCCAACTGGCTCTGTATGGTTTAAAACAACTGAACCAAATCATGGTGCAAGCCTAATGGTCAAGCGTTACAACAGCGCAACAGGAGCATGGGAAGAACTATCAACAAAGCTATATCCAAACGGACAATCTGCACTTGCTGGATTAGATTCAAGCGGTGGCGGTATCAACTTGGCAGCAGGCACATTGTATGCTAAAACTAATGATACTGAAATGGATACTCCTGAAGCAGACTTTAAACTATACCGTAGAAAGTATGCAGGTAAGACAATCATTACCAGCGGAACCATTAGTCTAACAATGGATGCTGAATATTCATTTACTATTAATGAAAGCGTCCCAGGATCTACTGATTTGCGTGAAAGTGTGATATCATGGACTGGTAACGGCGATAATACCGACGCTGATAAAATGGCTGATCAAATCAACATCCAAGTTGGTCAAGGATCAAATATACAAGCATCAGTTGCAAACGGTAAAGTTGTTATCCAACACTTAGCAGGCGGCGACATTCGTTTATTTGATGATACAGGTACTCCGTTATCTCATACAGGATTTGTTGCAGGTACTACTACTAACTTGTACCAAGACCCAAGTCAAGATGGTCCAGCATATATGATTGCATCCAACTGGGAACCATTATCATATACTGCCGGTGGAGATGCTCCAACTACTACAACAGCAGACGGCCAGTTATGGTACAACTCTGTCATCGACGAAGTAGATATCATGATTCACAATGGTACAACATGGGTTGGTTATAACAACTTTGACCAAACATTAGGTGATACTAGCGGATCAACAGATCCAATGGGCCCAACTGTAAGTGCAACTGCACCAACTACACAACAAGACGGCACAACAGCACTTGCAAACGGTGACCTATGGATTGATACTAGCGACTTAGAAAACTTTCCAATGATCTACAAGTACAACTACCCTTTACAGAAGTGGGCATTAGTAGACAACAGCGATCAATCAACTGAAGAAGGTGTATTGTTCCATGATGCACGTTGGAACATGGATGGAATGGTTGCAGAATCTTCTACTATAGTCGAGTTATTAGATAGCGACTTCTTAGATCCAGACGCACCAGATCCTGCACTATATCCAAAAGGTATGTTGCTATGGAACCTACGTCGTTCAGGATTTAATGTTAAGAAGTTTGTAAGAAACTACATTGATCCAACAGCAAGAAATCATCGTCAAGGTGATGAGCATATGACTGATTATTACCCACACCGTTGGTTAAGCGAAGCCGCTAACCAAGAAGACGGTTCAGGTACATTTGGTCGTAAAGCACAGCGTAAAGTTGTTGTACAGGCTCTACAAGCATTGGTTAATAGTAACCAACAAATCCGTGATGAAGAATCACGTATTTTTAACTTGATCGCAACTCCAGGTTACCCTGAGCTAGTTGGCGAAATGGTTAACTTAAACTACGATCGTGGTTTAACAGCATTTGTTGTTGCTGATACACCTGCACGTTTACAACCAGATGCAACTTCATTGTTGAACTGGGGTACTAATCAAAACGGTGCATTAGAAGATAACGACAAAGGTCTTGTAACTAGCGACGAATATCTTGGATTCTTCTATCCATGGGGTTACACCAGTGACAACTTAGGTAACAACGTAGTTGTTCCTCCAAGCCATATGATGTTACGTACAATTGCTCTAAGTGATAACGTTTCTTATCCATGGTTTGCTCCAGCTGGCACACGCCGTGGCGGTATTACAAATGCAAGTGCAGTTGGTTATATTACTAGCGAAGGTGAGTTCCAGTCAGTTGCCCTAAACACAGGACAGCGCGATACACTTGCACAAGTTAAAGTTAACCCATTGACTTTCATTACAGGTACAGGACTAGTTAACTACGGACAGTATACAAGAGCAAGAAATGCTTCTGCACTAGATCGTATTAACGTAGCACGTTTGGTAATCTACTTACGTAGACAATTTGCTCAGTTGGCAAAACCATACATCTTTGAACCTAATGACAAGATCACACGTGACGAAATCAAACAAGCGGCAGAAAGCCTATTGTTAGAACTAGTTGGACAACGTGCCCTATACGACTTCTTGGTTGTATGTGACACAAGTAACAACACACCAAGCAGAATTGATCGTAGTGAACTATACCTTGATGTTGCTATCGAACCAGTCAAAGCAGTTGAATTCATTTACATTCCATTGCGTTTGAAGAACACTGGCGAAATCAAAGGCTTAGGCGCATAATTAGGAGAACTTAAATGGCAATCGCAACATTATCAAGATTTACAGTACCACTAGCTTCTGATCAAAGCTCAAGTACTCAAGGCATGTTGATGCCAAAGTTAAAATATCGTTTTAGAATTATGTTTGAAAACTTTGGCGTTAGCACACCAACAACTGAACTGACTAAGCAAGTAGCAACAGCGGTTCGTCCGACTGCTACATTTGCCGATCAGAAGATCGAAATTTACAACTCAACAATGCACTACGCAGGTAAGCCAACATGGAATCAGATGGTCGTTGATCTACGTGATGATGTAACCGGTGCAGTTAGCAAGTTAGTTGGCGAGCAGATGCAGAAACAGTTTGACTTTTTTGAGCAAGCTAGTGCGGCAGCTGGTAGCGACTATAAGTTTACCATGCGCATTGAGATGTTAGATGGCGGCAACGGCGCCAATGCTCCTACAGTATTAGAAACTTGGGAGTGTTATGGTTGCTATGTACAGACTGTTAGTTACGAAGCGATCAGCTATGCAGAACAAACTCCTGCTATGATCAAACTAACTATTCAACCTGATACTTGCTTACAAACAACAACACCTGGCGTTGGAACTCCTGTAACACGTTTACAAGGAACTGGCGTAACTGGTGGCGGCACAAGAGGTTAATAAAAAAGCTACCTTCGGGTAGCTTTTTTGTGGCTGTATATAAACTGCGCATATTATATTTAAATAAATATTATTATGACCAATGCCTATAACTCTTATCTAGCTAACAATAATACCAGCAATGTTACTCTTAAAGACTATGCACATGCTGGGCGTGTATTTGCTGACGATAACTTTAGGCTATTACCTAAACAGAAATATCTATTTCATGTAGTGTTTAACATAAACTCTGCGGCATTAAATGATCAAACACTGACTCAAAAAAATCGTAATGAAATAAGTTTACTAGTTAAGTCTGCGGCGTTGCCTGCATTTACTTTGAAAACAGAAACACTAAATCAGTACAATAGAAAAAAGATAATTCAAACAACTCATGAATATACTGCTATTGCTATTAAGTTTCATGACGATAGTGCTAACCTAATATCTAGATTGTGGCGAGCATATTATTCATACTACTATGCTGATCCTACATCAGCAGGACAACCTGGCGCATACAGCAGAAATGCATACAAAGGAAAACCATCAAACACATATGGTTTAGCCAATCAAAGTCAAGCACAGTTTTTTAATCATATTACCATATATCAACTGTCAAGTCACGAATACCTAAGTTATAAACTTATAAATCCCATGATCACGAACTGGAATCATGATACACTTAACTACAGCACGATTTCAGGAAATGAAAATACAATGACCGTTGGTTATGAAGCAGTACAATACGGTTCTGGTGTTATTTCAGCAGACGCCCCAGAAGGATTTGGACAAGAGCATTACGATACAACTCCTAGCTCATTGTCAGCAACTGCTATTCCAAAATCAACATCAGCAAGTCAAGTTACTAATGCCGCTTCATCAACAGCATCTGCAGAAACACTTAATAATGTAGTAAAATCTATAAACACATATCAAAACAGTCAGCCATTAAATAACAGCGGATCTAATGTTGTTGATAATGTAGGGGCAACATCAGTACAAGGTGTTAGCGGAATACAAGGAACAACCTTTCCAATATTAAACACAGCAAATCAAGCATTGACTGTTGCTAAATCAATCAATATATTATAATATGTCTACTAATCTTCCAACTCCAGAACAAATAGAAAGCGGTGCAGGTGTAAGAGCATTCTTTGATAAGTTTTTTGTACACCAAGTTAGCTTTCCTTCTAATCAAATAGATGCAGTATTAGGATTCTTTTTAAAAAGAGGATTTGATACATCTAGTGCTAGAAGTACTGGTATTGTATTATTAAATCAAGCAAGAATAGATAATGTTAATGTGTTTGAACTATTAGACACATTAAAAACATTAAGCGACGTGCAACTAAGCCAAGTGGTAGCACAGGTATTAAATTCTTACAGAGAAAAAACAAGTACACTGGGCTATCGAATAGCACCTCTGGTTGATACGTTTGAATCTAGAAACGTTTTAGTATGAGAAAGTTTGCAAGTGGAAAGTTTGTACCAACCGCACCAGAAAAATATGTAGGACTTAAAACTCCAACATACAGATCTAGTTGGGAGTGGAGTTTTATGAAGTTTTGCGACACTAATCCCAGTGTACAAAAGTGGGCTAGCGAAGCTGTACAGATTCCCTATAGAGATCCATTAACTGGTCGTCAAACTGTGTATGTACCCGATTTTTTCATACAATATATAGACAAACAAAATCGTATTTTAACAGAACTAATAGAAATAAAACCTGCAAGCCAAACTATTTTAGAACGTGTAGGCAAGAACAAGTATAACCAAGCCCAGTATGTAAAAAATCAAGCCAAATGGGCCGCGGCCAATATATGGTGCAAACAGCAGGGCATTAAGTTTCGTATTTTAAATGAAAATGATTTATTTCACCAAGGCGGGAGATAAGTAACATTATGACTAAGAAACTTGAAGAAATACTAAACCTTCCTGAAAGCAAGAAAATTGTTAAGCAGGAAGAAAAAATCGCATTTAAAGCTGAAGTTGCTCAACCCTTGTTACGTGACATTAGCGAATACGATAAAATCGCAGCCGCACTTCCGCAAGTAAAGGGATTAGGCGATATTGGTGATGCTGAACTAGACGATCTAGCAAAACGTGCGACAGAAGCCTATGAAGATATCATGGACTTGGGGATGAACGTAGAAGCACGATATAGCGGACGTTTGTTTGAAGTTGCCGCAAGTATGTTGGGTAATGCTATACAAGCTAAAACTGCCAAACTTGATAAAAAGTTAAAAATGATCGACTTACAACTTAAAAAACAAAAGTTAGATCAAGACACTGTTAATGAAGATACAGGTATTAATCTACAGGGCGACGGCGTTATTATTGCTGATCGTAATAGCTTGATCGAAAAACTTAAGAATATGAAATAAATATAGTATCGGGATTATAATATGAAATCATTTAAAGAATATCTAGCAGAAAACAAGTCAATCTATGAATTTAAAATCAAGATTGCTGGTGACTGCCCTGACAACTGCGCCAAAAGAATTAAAGAAGCATTAACTAAGTTTCGCGTAGAAAGTTGTTCAGAAGGCAAACGTTCACCAATCCAAGAAACACAAGTAGAGTTTCCAGATCATAAAAACATTAGCGTAACACACTTTGATGTATGTGTAGATTATCCAGCTACTAGTTTAGAAATTAGAGATTTAATAGCTGAACATTTAAGTTTGTCTTTATCTTGCGTCAAAGTTCGTAACTTAAAAGAACAAGAAGAAGAAGAGTTGAATCACGCAAATGATGAACCAACAGGCGAAGCATTATTAGAAAAACCAGAACTAGAAGAAACAGACGGACAGAAACTAGTTGGCGAAAAACAAAAAATGAGTTTGTTGAAAGATCTAAACAAACAAAAAAGAACGT